AACTCATCAGGTGATACAACATTTTCTATAAGTTGTTGTTTTCTTTCTGCTGTAAGAATAACATCTGGATTTATATTGATGGCTTCAATCTTTCTTCTATATCCATCCTCTATCTGTCTGTACTCTGCCTCAGTATATTTAACAGTTGCACCATCTGGATTTAAGTTACCTGCAAATGCTTGTTTGTATTCTGGTGTTTGTCTAACTGCTGATATAGCTGTTGATTCATCTTCTCCTGATTTTAAATAATTTTCTACCCATACATCTAATAAAGATGGAGATAATAAATTACCAAATTTTAATTTACCTATTTCTGCAATTCTGTTTTTTGCTGCATCAGTAAGTTGTATTGAATTACTTTGCGTTGGAGTACCTGCTGTACCTGTATAATTTACACCACCTAATGTAGTAGATGCAGATAGTGCTTCTTCGTAAGACTCTGTATATCCTGCTGTTTGTATAAGCAAGTCTGCTCTTTTTCTATCTACTGTAATACCTGTTAGGTCATCTTTTCTAAATAGTTTTACCTGTGCCATTATGTAGGAACTCCTCTTAATACTCCTGCAGGACTTACACCGAGTGACTGTGCTGCATTATCTGTAATGTCATCTAAAACTTTAGCGTTATTGTTGTTAGCACCATATATTAATGTTAATTCAGCAGCTTTAGTTGCATCATTTGCAGAAAGTATTTCATAAAACACTGGTGATGTTTCACTCATTCTTTCACCAAGTTTATTAAATGTAAAGTTTCTCCATGGAGTAGCTATATCTTCGTATGTTAAATTTTCATCATAAACACTTGTAGGGAAAATAGTTTTTCTTATTTCTTTGAATCTATTATTAAGTAATTCATTACCTACTTCTTCTGATTCTGCGTTTCTATATAATTTTGCTAACTCTGCTTGTGTACCAGAATCTAACTGACCATACAAAGGTCCTAACCATTTGTATGACGAGTTTTGTACTGTTGCATATCCAGACCTAGTTTGTGCTAATACACCTTTACCTTGTAACCAATCAGTAATTTTGCTGTCTATTTTAGGACTTGTACTATCTTCTCCTAGTTCATTTACTTGGAAAGCAGCATAAGTTTCTGTAAACTCTCCTGTTGTTACCATATCTCCAAACCACTGACCAAATGTTTTACCTGTATTTTCATCTACTATTGCATCTACATTAGTTACACCTGCATCTCTTAATGCTTGTGAATAAAGTAATCTGTTTTCAGCTACTAATGATTTTGCATCAGCAGGTAAATTTTCATCATCTATACCCCTAGCTTTAGATAACACCAACCAGTCTATGACTTCTTGTGTCTGTGTTTCAAACCAATCTGTTGCCTTCCACTCTTCTTGTGTAATATCTCTATCTTCTACTAAACCTTGAATCCACAAGTTTCTTACTTCTTCATCTGTTTCTAGCCAAGGTCTTGCATCAATAGCTGCTTCCATCAACTCCATAAAACCATTAAAAGGAGAACTGCCTTGAACAATTACATCTGTTGGTAGTTCTGCTAATGACACACCAAACAATACAGAGGTTGTCCACACATCATCACTTACTGTTTTTGCAGTGGGTTTTCTTCTACCACTATAAAACTGATTTATCTCTTCATCAGTTGATTCATAACGCATAAAGAAAGGTTGACCTGGTACTTGCCATACAACATATTTTTTACCATCTCTTACCCATATTTGTGTATCTTGAAATGATTGTGGTGGTGAAGTAGTTGCAGTAGTTGTAGTTTCTGTTGTAGGGTCAGAAGTAAATGTATAACCCTCTTCAAACCTTGATGTATCTCCAGGACTAAAATCTTTAGATTCACCTTCTGAATTGTAATATAATGTCATTTTTTATTTCTCCTGTGACATACTAGCAGATTGTTTAAACACACTTTCAATTATAGGTTCACTAATCTTCCATGACAATGACCATGTATCACTTATCTCACCCATTTCTTGAAATGTATCTTTACCTAATTGTTTAAAATCATCTAAATTATTAATACCACCAAATATTGCTCCACCTGTTTCATTTACAGTTCCTAAACCTTGTTTTTGTCTTGCTTTATTTAATGCTCTACCTACATCTGCAAGTAATATTGTTGATTCATAAGCTACATAAGCAATTAAGGCAGGTACTGATATAGCACCTAAACCTAATCTCGGTAACATTCGTACTAAACTTTGTTCAATTACAATATCACCTGGGTCTAATACTTGTGCTGCTCTACCTCCAATTCCAAATGCTTTACCTACTACCTTTTTAGAATTTTCTAATATTGTGTTAAAAATTTCTGGTGCATCTTTAACTATTTGTGTAAATCTTTTGTACCCATTTTTACCTACAACTTTAGATAAATCTGTAGTTGTATCTTCTGCAATATCAACAAGTCTACCTGATTGATTTATTGCTTTATTGTTTATATCATCTACTACATTTGTAGGTACTACCTTGATTCCTTCTACATTATCTAAATTAATATTTGCATCTTTAGGTATGTATATATCTAATGTTTCCCCTTGCCTTTTACCTTGTTGTAACAATCCAATCATTTGTACTTCTTTCAAATTGCCATCTTGAAGTATTGTTATGGGTATTCCTTGATTATTAAAACTGGCTATTAACTCTGATACAGGTCTAGCGTGTAGTCCTCTATCATCTAATACCTCTATAGTTATAGGTTTATAGTTTTCTATATTTAAAGTTTCTACATCATCTACTACATTTGTAGGTGTGTCTATTTCAGTTATTCCGATATTTGGGTCTAATGGATTATCAATAGTTTGGTATATAGGATTATCAGGTGTGACTGCACCCATTTGAAATTCTGGTGTTCCACCTCTATCAGCAGGATTATATTCCTCATCAAACATAGGTTTATCTCCAAAATAACTTTGTAATTTTTCTGCAGCACGATTTGTTGCAACATCATCACCAGTTCTTGAAGAACTATCCCACATTTTTGTGAGTGGTCCATCATCTTGTTCTTTAATTATTTCATCAAACCATTCATTTGCATCTTCATACCCTAGGTCCTGTGCTTTGTTAAACATATATTCACTTTTTTCTTCAGCTAAAAACTTTTCAAATATTTCAGAAATATTGTTACTCATTTGAATAGATGGCATATCACCTGAAGATGTAGCTATTCCAGTGTATTGATAATATTCTTCATTTAATAATATTCCCTCTCGTGTTGATAAATTATTGTATACATTTTGCCCTAATATAAATTCTTTAGCTTTTTTTGGAAACTCTTGTAAAAACCTTTGGTGCATATCTCTTAACTCTTGTATATTATTTGGTGGAATATATTGTCTTTGAATACCTAATCTTCGTTGATTTTCTGGTGTAGGAGGAACTCTATCGTATGTTAAATCTGCATAACTGTTTGCGTTAAATGATGGTCTGTTAAGTGCTTCCAACATGTCTATGTAATCTTGACCATAATTGATTAACATTCTCATTTCTATACTTTCAGGCATTACATGTCGTATGCCATTGTAAAGTTCTTGTCTGTTTAAATCTCCTACTATTATTTCAAATTCATAATCTAAATTATTAAAATCTATTGCATTCTGTAAATAATCACTTAATTGTTGCAAACCATCTTCTTGCTTTAGCATTTCCATCATCTTTACTCGGATTACTAGAGGTTGTTGTCCTGGAAATGATTTTGCTGCTTTTCTGTCTAATGCAAAAGCATCTTTGTAATAATTTGTTATTTTTTCTTTAAGTAAACTTTCATTTCCTTTTTGTGGTAGAGATAACAACTCAGTAAACAAGTTCTCTAAATCCATGTGGTGCATGTCGTTTTCTAAAAATTGTTTTAATGCTTGTTGTCTATAATATTGTGCAGGTGTTAAATCTTTTAAATTGTCTAATCTATCAGAAGGGTCTAATATACCTTCTAATAAATTATTGATAATTCTATCTTTTTCGGAAATAAGTTCTTCTATTTCCATAGTTATTTCTTCAATAATGTATCTTTAAGTTTTTGAACATGTTCCTTTGTGTAGCCCTTTGTAGGTGCTTTGTCACGATTCTTTTCTAAATCTTCGTAATATCCCATTATCTACCTCCTAGTATTTTAAATGCTTCTTCAAAAAACTCTTTATCTTTAATAACTCGTGCATTACTTTTACTGATTGGTCTTGCTTTTTTTCTAATAGGTCCAAGTCCTTTTTCTTGTCTTTGTTTGTTAACTTGTTTTTCCATTAAATTTAAAGATAAATCATAAAACCTACTTGCTTTCATAGATATGTCTTGTGGTGGTGTTCCAAACATGTTTGTTACACCTTCACTTCTAGTTGTTGTATCTATTTCTTCATCTTGTTTTGGCATTGTTGTAGTAGTTGTAGATGGTGTTGGACTAGGGTCAAAACCCTCTTCAGGAACTGGTATTCCTCTGTCTGGGTTCAAAGCACCTAGCTCAACATTTAACCTATTTATAAGTCCTGGAAAGTTTTTTCTATCTTCATCTGTTATAGATGTATTCCATATTTCAGCAACCTCATCTTCATTATCTAATAACAACGCATCATAAAATTTCTTACTAGATAATTTACCTGGTCTGTTGTATGTACCTATAACCATGACATCAAACTGTTCTTGATTAAATGTAATGCCATAATTTTTTAGTCTTTGATTTACAATTCTTTGTGTTTCTTCCAAATCTTTTGCAAGTAATTCATTTGCTTTTTCTTCGGTTATAGTGTCACCTAATTCAAACTGCTCTCCACCTGATGTATTACTGTGACCATATCCTATTGATATAGAATCTCCATCTTGATATGCTTCTAATCGCAACTCTTCAAGTTCTTTTATAATTTCTATAGCAGGTATTGATGCTTCTAAGTCCATATTATCCTCCTTCTGCTGCTGCTAAACCTCTAAGGTTTCTTTGCATTCTAGCAAAAGTATCATCTTCTTCTTCTGCTTTTTCTGCTAATGCTTCTCTAGGTGCAAATATTTCATCAAGAACATCTTCACCTGCTTCTGTCAATACCTCTGGGTCTGGTTCTTCTGCTTCTACTTCTGGAACAAACATTGTTTCTCCAGTCAGTGCGTTGTATTGTAATCTCTCTGGTTCTGCAGGTTGTAAATCACTAAGTGATGAAGCATACTCTTCTGCACTTACACCTAGCTTCTTCATAATTATTTGTTTCTCACTTGTAGATAGTGGACTACCTTTTCTTACTTCTGCACCTGCTAACATATCATCAACAAAATCTGTAAGGTCTTCCTCTGAAAATTCATAACTACCTGTCTGGTATGCCCTTTGAGATTGTGCATAATCATTTAGTGATTTAGTAGCATTTAACCAAGACATCTTACCACCATTGTTCATACTAAATTCCATAGCAAGTTTTAAACCTTTGAGTGTTTCTGCATCTGCGTAAGTTCCATAGGTTTTATTCAAATCTATAAGTCCTGCATTAGATAATAAATTTTTTGTTTGTATTCGTAAAACAGGAGGTAAAGCATTGAATTGTTTCAGTACATCTCTT